GAGAAGTTACGTTTGGCTACCTTTGAGAATAAGGAACAGGAGTATTCAGACGACGACCAAATAGACAATTGGAAGTTCTTTAGAAAGTGGATAGGCTACTGGATTAAGATACCAAACAACTACGAACTTAAAATTGACGACGTTACAATGTTATACCAAGCAACTCAAATCTTTATGGGTTCAGCTTCAGAGGATGACGTTATAATAGAGCCGACAATAACTTTTAAGGGCGTAGAATATGGTTTGCCAGAAGCAGAGAAACTACTAAACGGACAGACAAAACAAATGGCTAATAGTAGTTACGGAGAGTTTATAGAATCGGCACAACTAACTACTAAAGTGAATCAATTAAAATCAGGTGACCTCACGGCTTTGCCATTACTCACGGCAATACTTTACAGACCAATCAAAGAGAGTGGCTTCTTGTGGTGGAAAAAGCGTAGGGTTTCTGATTATATTGAGGAAGAAGTGATGCAGAGGGTAGAAGTATTCAAAGGTCTACCGATGGACAAAGTTTGGAGTGCATATTTTTTTTTAACCGAGCATCTGGAGAAGTATGTAAGTGGTTTGGCGACCTCTTTAAAGGGGGAGGAAAAGGCACAAGATATGGTTGGTATATAATGACCAAAAATATTGCTAAATCTGGGGTGTTTGGTACGAGTATTAAAGAGGTAGAGAGGTCAAATTTATATGAAGTTTTTTACTTTGCAATGGCTGAAAAGGTAGAAACAGACTTACACAATGAGCATATTAGTAGCAGCACCAACAAGCGATAAGAAGGACTATTGTATATCCTTATATGCTCGACAAGTCCAGTCCTTTACATATCATAATTACGACAACTATCTAGTCGATACTTCAGAAGATAAGCAGCACGTTCAAAGGTTATGGAAGATAGGGTTAAACGCTGAGAGATTAGAACCCTACGGAAACCCTACTGAGTACATTACAAGAAGCCAGAACCTAATTAGAGAAAAGGTTTTAATGGATGGTTACGAATGGTTGTTTTTACTGGAAACAGATGTCTTTGTTCCGCTTAATATATTAGAATACCTAATGTCTTTTGAGAATCCAGTACACGCCTTTTCATACTTTATAACTGACGATAAAGCAAAGGGATTATGTCTACAAGGATTAACAGAAAGTGACGACAAAAGAGGAATGAGGCTAAACCCCACGACAGGAGATAGCTTGTTTAATGGAGAAATAAAGGAGAACTCTGGTGTTGGTTATGACGTTTACGCAACAGGGATGGGATGCGTATTAATACACAGAGACGTCTTAGAAGAAATAGATTTTAGAATAGACCCTAAACACCCGAATACGTTTAGCGATTCGTATTTCTTTGAGGACGTGAAAAGTCTAGGAATTAGGGCAGTATTAGACACGACAATAGTCCCTGCACATTATATGAATGATAGCTATGTAACAGACTTAAAAGTATTTCAATGAATTGGAAAGAGATTGGAATATTGGTAGAGAATAATAGCAACGATTCAGAACTAGGGAAAAGGATAAGGATTGAATACTGGAAGTATAAGCATATATTAACAATACTGGAAACACAAAGAAATATTGACTAATGAACATACAAGGAATAATAGATGAATTGAGTACGATTGCAACGGCTTTTACTTCGGTTAATAGCTTTAATTTCGGACTGCTAAGTGATATAAATGCCGACCAAGAAAAAAGTTATCCAATGGTTCAGTTCAACTCAGACCTAACTTCTTCTAATATTCATACGTTTAATAATTATCTCCCAAAAGAAAAAACCTATTCTGTTGATTTGATTGTGTGGGATATATACAAAATAAGTGAGAAGAAAACAAAGACATTGCAAAACAAATACTCTGATGTTGAGATAATTGCTGACCAATACATAGCAGAAGTTCTGCGTAGAACAATAGGATTAGGCGGTGCGTTTACGTTAATGAATGACACAGAATTAGGTGGAACGTATGTAAGCAATTCTCATAACGATAAACTGGTAGGAATAAAGTATAGTTTAATATTCAGGTCGAGCAATGTGGGTTGTACGCTTGGGACATTTTCTTATTAATGAAAGATAGATTAATAAAGATTTTAATAGCTGCTTTGTCTGAGGAATTAATAAATCAGGGACACAAAAATTCTGGCTCATTGATTAAGAGTTTCGAAGGTAGATTAATGGCAGATGGATTAGGTGTGGAGATATGGGGCAATAGATATGCTCATTCTTTAGATAAGGGGGTTAAATGGTATCAGAAAAAGAAAAGACCACCAATTAAGCCATTGATAGAATACTTCAGGCAAAAGGGAGCACCAGACCCAAAGGCAGCAGCGTTTGCGACAATAGCAGTATGGAAGAATAAAGACCTGAAACAAGGTATGCCGACTGCAAATAGTTTTAAATATTCAAAGACAGGAAAGAGAAAAGGTTTTATAAAAGAGGCATTAAAAAGAAACAATAAGAAAATAGAGAAAGAAATGTTTTCCGACGCCACAAGGAAGATGAATAAAAAAATTAGTAAAATCTTCAACCAGTTAGAAGCACACGGAGGTGGTAGCGGTTTCGGTGGTGGGGGAGTATGGGTATTTTAATTATGGCATTAAGTATAACGGCAAATCCAGATACAGAAACATCAGCTTACAACCCTGTAATCTGGACTATAACAAGTTCAACAAGTTCATCAGTTAGGGTGATATCAGATGTATATATTGACGGAACAAAGAGGGCAAGTATTGACAAAGACCCACGATTCGGAACAATAAACACTTTTGATTTTGATATTCAGAGTGTTTGTCAGGATTACTTAACAGAGAATCTTGAAACGATTACTGCGACTGAGTTAGTAGATGCGGATAAGTCAGAGGTTAAAGTTTATCTTAAAATATACGACGTAACAGAATCCGGTGGGGTTCTTACAACTGCTTGGGAAGAAGATGGAACAGGAATACCAGACCTTACTTCTGGCTATTCGTGGGCTATAAATACGGCACTTCAGCACGAAGAAACTCAGGACTTGGATGCGTTTTCAGTAGAGACATCAGATAAGAGATTCCTAACACACTCACCTAAGACATTAAGCGTTAAGAGAACAGAAACGATACAATTAAATTTCCTATCTACTGGCACAAAAAGAGGTAGGCTGAAAGGTTATGATAGTTCAGACGTACTACAAAGCAGCACAACAACAACGTCCTTTCTGCCCTCAGATAAAATAGGGATTTATACTATTGATGCAAGGCTGATAGCAACGAACATAGATTATTTTATTGTGACCTTAGAGGACACAGGGGCAGTCACTTTGTCAGAAGAAATAAGGTTTAACTTTGACGAGAGTTGCAACGATAACGCTTTAAGGTTAAAGTGGGTTAATCCTTTGGGTGGAATAGATGCTTATACCTTCAATGCTGAAAGACGGGAAGAGCTAAGGTTTTCTTCAAGCACCTACGAAAGAGTAATTGAACAAGGATATGCAGTAAAAGATAGGGGAGATACAATACTAAAAACAACAGGCAAGGACTCTATTGAGATATTTTCTAAGGCTCTAACGAAAGCAGAATTAGTATGGCTCAGTCAAATTGGATTATCTAACAACGTATGGATAGATGAGGGAAGCAATGTTTTTGTTCCAGTAATTGTAACGTCAAGAAAGGTCAAGACCTTAAATTCATCTAACAAGATTTTCCAAGCAAACTTTAAGCTGATAAAAGCCAACGAACGAATAACACAAAAGGGGTGAGGACTAAGCTAGAAATAAGAGATACGGACAATAGTATTCTGGGAACGATAGACATAGGCAAAGACGAGGACTTTCCTTTTACACTCACCAAAAGATTAGCCAGTTTAAATAATATTTCTAAGCGTGGTGGTGCTTATTCAAAGACGTTTAAAGTACCCTCTACGAAAGAAAATAACCAGTTACTACATTACCTATACTCAACCAATCAAAAGGTCGTAGATGGCTTCAGAGAACGCAAGACGGCTAACGTATTAGTGGATGACATTATAATAGAAAGAGGTTATGTGAAAATAACAGATATTGAAGTCAGAAATAAGACTGAATATTATGTAATGACTTTCTTCGGTGATAATGTTCAATGGATGACTGATTTAGCTGAAACGCAATTACCAGACCTCACGTATGCTAATAATACTCAGACCTATACAACGACAAATATTATTTCTTCGTGGAGTGCTACCTATCCAACCAGTGACCACGTTTATCCGTGGGTATGTTATGGAGAATATGAAAACGGAACAACCTTAACGACAGAAGATTTTTACCCTGCGTTACGTTACAGGGCAATCATTGAAAATAGCCTTAACAAGGTAGGGTATAATTTGAGTTCTACGTTTATGGACACGGCAGATTTTAAGCAATTAGTCTTTCCTTTTATTGGGGAGGGTTTTCAGCACTCACAGGCATTTGTAGACGATAAGCTATTCAGGGCGTCATTATCAGCAGCACAAACGATAATATCCAACTATACTATAATAAATTCAGTTGTCTTTGCTATACCTACCAAGCTATTATTTAATGATGACTCTACGCCCCCAAATTTTGATACTGGAGGAAACTTCAATACAACTAATAATCAATTTATCGCACCTAGCAGGGGTTTGTATAGATTTAATATGAGTTTAGAGGTAACGTATGCGGATTACAATTCACAGAATGTTGTAATTCAGATATTTCACAATAGTCTTGCTATTGCACAAGTAGATTCAGATACACCCCAAAATATGTATGCTAATAGTCCTAGAATAAAAAACACAGGATATTTCTCACTAGAAGCAGGGGACACAATAGACGTGAGGGTGACATATCCAGTACAGACAACTGGCTCAATAGTATTCGGCACAAACTCATATCTAAAGTTAGCCGATATGAGCAAGGACATAAGGAAGGATGATGGGTTTGATATTAATTCTGTTATGCCTGATATTAACGTATTGGATTTATTCGCAGATATTACTAAAATATTCAATCTATATTGGTACACCGATAACAAGACTAAAACAATATACGTAGAGGAAAGGGATAGTTTCTTTCAAGCAATAACAACTGGTGTAGATTGGACTGATAAACTGGCTATTGACAAGGAAGAAAGGATTAAGTTTATAACTGACTATAAAAGGGATTTATTGTTTAAGTATACAGAAGATTCTAACGATAAATTTCTAGCAGAGAGGAACGAACAAAAGCTATATTCTAATAACTTATATTGCTCTTATAAGCATACGTTTCCTGACAGATTTCCAAAAGGACAAGACAATGTAGAAACAAGCGTAATAGCACCTACTTACATAATCCACGATGACCGAGCAGTAGCAAACCCAAATACAACAAACTACGGAATTACTGCAAGAATGTGGAATGAATCTACGCTAGGACACCCCCCTAAAAGTCTAGCTTTTCAACCTAGAATATTAAACTTTCAATACGGAACACAGACAATAGATGGAGATACACTTTATATTAATGTAGATGGAACAAACTATTCAAATATTCCATCAGCTTTGCCGATTGAGGTATTCGGAAACTCAGTACCTTATTCATTGAGTTTTGCACAGAACGACGGATTGTTTAAGACCTATTACGATAGGACAATGACTATTATAGAAGATGGTATTCAATTACAAGCGTATTTTAATCTAAGTCCTAACGATTACCAGACTTTAGACATACGTAAACCAGTCTATATAAACAACCCAGAAGAAGTACAGGGATATTGGATTATAGACACGATAAGCGATTATAGTCCCTTTAAGCCACTTACAAAGGTTACGTTATTAAAGTATCATAATCAAGACGACACAGAAACAAAGATAGTCGTAGATACTGGTTGGAGTCCACCACCTTTTCCAGACCCTACTGGCGGTGATTTCCCACAAGAACCTAGGCACGTAGTAAGCGAAGGAACAAGCACAGACGGAACAACACCCAACGGAAGCAACCCTAATAAGATGGGAATGGTAGTCAATAACGGAACAGGCAACAAAGCTGCAAAGGGTTCAGGTTCTTTGGCACTAGGTCAGGGATGCGTTGCGAAGTATAGCAACCAAACTTTCTTAGGAAGTTACCCAGAAATAACAGACGATAAAATTGCAATAGGAGTAGGCACAGAGAACGAAAGAGTAACAGGATTAAGAGTAGATTCAGAGGGCGACTTAACTCTGTATGGTGGTGAGGTTTACATTATAAACACAAGCGGTGAAAGAGTGCCAGTTACTATTGAATCAAACGAAAAAATTAAAAAAATATATCTAAGTAATGGCAGAATCAGTTAAAGTATTAGGTGTAAGAGTTGATGTAGGTCAGGCACGGCAACGGCTTGGAGAATTGACTAACGCTATGGGGGTTCTAAAGAACCAGAAATCGAAGTTGGATAAGCAGATGCGTCAGGGCAAACAACTCACCAGAGCACAACAGATGGAGTATGCCAAACTAACAGGGCAAATCCAAAAGACAAAAGTTCAGACCAAACAATACTCTAACGCACTTGCAATCCAAAATGGAACAATGGCAAAGACCTCTGGTTTCGTAATGGGAATCAGAAAGGCACTTACTGGAATGGCAGGTCAGTTTCTTGGAGTAATGGCAGCTTTTATGTTAGTCAAGAATGTGGTGGGAATCTTTAAAGATTTCGAACAAGCCAACGCAGATTTAGCAGCCGTATTAGGAAAGACAAGAGGGGAGATTTCAGACCTTACAGAAGATGCTAAAAAGTATGGAAGTGTTACAAAATTTACTGCAAGTGAGGTGTCAGGA